TTGTCCATATACAGTTTGGTCACCAATAAATGTATTACTACCCGTAGTTGCGTATGAGCCAGTTACACCTGACAAAGTGTCAATTTGATTTTGGAGTGAACCTGTCTCCGTTTCAATTGAATCTAATCTATCATCCGTAGATGAGGTATAAGAATTAAATGAAGAAGTTACTACATACGAACCCGTCTCTGCTTCTAAAGAATCTAAACGAGCATCAGTTGATGCCGTATATGCGTTTACTGAAGCACTGAATTGGTTTAATGGGGTTAAATCAACATCCGTTGCATTTACTGAGATTGTAGCAATTTGAGATGATGAATTAAAAGATGCAGTTACTGCTGAACCGCTAAAGTTTAGGGTTGCTGATACACCAACAATTACACCTTCATCTGCTACTTTGATTGCACCACCACTTACGATTAAGTTATCAATTTGGTTTTGAACAATATCAATAGATGCACTAAAAGAAGCACTATCAGTATTGTATGTTCCTTCATCCACCAATGAATCAATCATATCGGAGTTGAATTCCCTTAGTCTTGTAGCGGTTATAAACCCTGTATTATTGTTGGGAAAATTACTTTGATTTTCCGCTTGTAATTGGTCTTTTGTTAATTGGCTCATAATTAATCTTTTTCTACTCTATCAAAGTCAAATGAAAATGCGGTTGAGAATGCTCCTCTATATCCTCTGGTAGTAATGGTTTGACCAATTCCTTCGTTGATTAAATACCCATCACAACATTCTCTCTTATAGGTATTCGTATCCTTACATAAACACGCTCTACGATTGTTTCGTGGAACAACTAACCCTTTGGTATCTCCAATAAAAATACCCCCCTTAGAATTAGGATATTCGTTTTTCTTAAATGAAGGTCTATACTTTTTCATAAACTTCCGCTAGCAAATGTTATTCCTATACCCTGAGAAGGTAATCTACCATCACAACACTTTTTAGAGTATATGTTTTTGTGCTTACATAAACAACCTCTATTAGAGTTTTTAGGTGAGGATAAAGAATAGGTTGAACCAACATGAAATGGGGATTCAGGCGTATCATATACAACTCTTTTCCAAAATGGGACTTTCTTCATCAGATTCTTTATTGTTTAACAATTATAAGAGGTTATGTATTTGATTTCATTGCTTCTTTATGCATCAACCCCTGCAATTGGTTGTAATCAGCTTGGTAGGCAAGGTATAATAAGCATTTCTCTAATGGTAATGCCAATACCTCATCAAAGTTTAAGATATCGTTGTTGGAAAGTTGGACAATAGCTCCATAGCCTCCCCATTTCTTTCCAAAATTGATTTGATGTTGGGAGGAAGATTCTCCTCCTTCAAAGATTTCAGGATATCTTTCACTAAGTCCTCCGATAAAAGAAAAAAAAAGTGTAATGCCCCAAAGTGGACATCCATCGTTACATCTAAGAATTTATCCTCATCCATCACACCTTTGTATGATTCTATGTTATACTGAGTTAAAACCTTCTTTGTAATAGGTCTGTATAGAATAGACATAATCTTCTTCCAATTATCGTTGATAGAGATTGTATCATACTTTGTGATGTCCAAATATGCACCATATGCAATCTTAGATAGGTTTGGCTCAAAGCCATACTCCTTACCATCTATAGTGATTACTCTTTGTAATGGTAAATCAGTCTTACCAATAAACTCCATCAAATCCACTTTAATCTCACCATACATATCCGATGGCAATTGCCCAATGTAATCCGTTGGAACTTTGCAGAAATGGTGTAGTAGACAAGCCATATACCCAGCTTCCTCTTCTCCATAGATTTCCAAATCCTTTTGGAATCGGAGGTATTCTCTCAAAGTGATTGCTGACCAATCCTTTGGAACTGTTATCTTTAATTCTTTCGTTGCCATAACTTTACAAAGTGTGAATCAACACCATTACCATCAGTATAGATTTCGGTGTGTGTTTTGTTTATATGAGAGAAAAGTAAATCTTGCTTCTCCTTACCTAAAAAGTTGTGGAACTCACCAACTATATATCCGATAGTAGATAGTTCAGCATTCATCAAGAAAGGATACTCTGCTCCTTCACAATCTATTTTAAGTAAACCAACTTCTCTACCTTTAACCAAATCATCAAAAGAGATAGTAGATACTTCTTCGTATTCACCTCTCCATCCGTGATTGTTATCCGTATTTAGGTATTGGGTTGTTCCAAAGTTACCTGAAAGGGTATCACCACCATCGTTGTAATAATTTTGTAATTGTAGGATATCATCTGATGTGTGATATACTGCTCTTTGTATAGGAGTGATTGGTGTGTTGGTTTTGATTTGTTCACAATTATATGTGGATGGTTCTACCATTTCCCAATTATCAGATATAAATCTCCAAGCTCTATAAAACCCTCCTACATTTGCTCCGATGTCCAACACTAAATCTTCTTTGCTAATCTTTACAAGATGTATAGGATAAGACCTACATTCTCCCGTTACAATATCTAACCAATTTGCTGGCTGATTACTTGCTACTAATATATCTACTTTCATTTTAATTTATATCTATTTTCTTTGGTTTGTATTCTGCGATTCGGTATTGTTCTGGATTGATTAAATCAGAAGATGCTACAATCTCAGTTTGGATTACTTCTAAGTTACCCAATGTAGAGTCTTGCTTTATTTCTTCTAATTTCTTATGTAAAGAGTTTCTTTGATGGATTACCGCAAGGAGATTAGATTTTAATTCCTTACTCTCTTCTATCAATTTATTTAGTTCTCTTTCTAAATGGGATGCCCATCTAGCCAATTCAACATAATCGTTTTCAGTTACTTCAACTCCGTTTATATTCATAATCTATCTAATTGATATGGCATATGTGCCATAGTTCTTCTTTTTGTTTGATAACATCCAACTACCCACATATCTACAAGCATCAATTGCGTGGTTCATCGTATCAATGGGCTCATTCAATAGGTTATCGTTTTTATCTTTCTTCCACACATAAGAATACATTTCATCAATCAAATTTGTTGAACTCTTTGTTATGTGTATTTTGTGTTGCTTTAGGGTATCAATACCAGCCATAATAGAATCAGGTCCTTTGAGGGCTGGTTTAATGTTGATTCCACCACTTCTGAATATCTCTTCTATCAAACGTGGGTCTGATGAATCTGCTATTACTTCTTTTCTTCCGAATAGGTTATATGCTGCTCTGATAAAGTTTGCGATTTGATTTGCTAATAGATTCTTCTCATAACATATCTCATCATATAAAATACCTTCGTCAAACCTCCAAAGAGCAATGATTGCGGTTGGGTCATTCGTAAAACCAAAGTCAACCCCATATCCCAATAGTTCAGCAGTTTCAGGTATGTAATCTACAATGTTAACATTATCAAATACCAATCCTTCTACCATACCTTCTAATCCTAATCCGTATGTCTTCCAATACGATGGTGAGGTATCTTTTAATCTTTCAATCTCTTTAACGATATCATCTTCCAAAAACGGATTATCAATATATGTGGAGATGTAGCGTGTTGCTTCGGGGTGTGTAAGCATTTGAGTATATATCCAATGGTTTGTTGGAAACGATGGGTTATATGCTACTATGGTTTTGTTTGTAGTTCTAATAAAGAGCTGGAACATATCATCCCATGACAATTCATTTGCTTCATCAACAAAAAGATAATCTCTCTTTGTTCCTTTTCTTCTTTCACCATCCTGAACTGATAAGAATTCTATGGTTGAACCATTAGCGAATGTATATTGATTTTCTGAAGCATACCAACGATTTTCATCCCATATATCCAATCCCTTCATAATAGAACGAAAGTCTCTTAGAGTTGAGATACGGAGGGATGGAAAGGATTTACGAACAATGGATATAGAGGTATCAGCTTCTTCCAAAGCTTTAACCACTAAATACTGAACGGCTGAATAAGATTTACCACTACGAGTTCCCCCCTGCAGTATTACAATTCTCCCACCATTAAGAATATCCGTAAATGTTCTACTTGTCTTTATCTTTATCTCCATCTTCTACCTTTGGATATAACGGTTTACCATCTCCTCCCATTAATGTTGGATTTTTTAAATCTTTAAGAGTATCCGTATCTCTTTGTATAACTTCAATTTGTAGTTTCTCTACTTTTGCATTTACTTCTGCATCTACTTTCATATCAATTGATTTTAATTTGGGAACTACATACTCCAATAACTTCAAATAAATCTCAGCTGCTTTGATTGGATTTTCTTTTCTTATCTTATCTATATCTTCCGTAATATTGTCCAACCCTTTGTTTGCTAATCTTGCAAGCGTGAGTTTAGCTTGCTCCGTAGAACGATTGATTGCTCCCTTTGGTCTTCCCTTACCTAAATTATGTCCTTTTTCAAATGGCATAGTATTATCCTATATTATTTAAATATATAACAAAGGTATGTGTATTAGTATTCAATGTATATATATGTATATATTATAGTAGTGTTTTCCACTCCTCTTTTACACCTTCGTTACTAAAGATTTCTTTAGTAAATAGGTTTAGTATTTCTCCATCTGATTCTTCATACATACCTGTCTCATTAATAATAGTAAAGTGTGTATGAACTATAGCAGGTAAACGAACTTTATTTGTTTTATCCAAATACAAAGCAAATTCTAAGAACTTCTTTTGTCTTTCACTTATGTTTTTCATTTATTAGATAATAATTTATTGAATTCATCCCAAAGGTCTTCCGTTTCCCAATTACTCTTTTTAATCTTTAAGTATTTTCTTAATTCTGAATGCTTTGGATAGGGTTTTGTTTTGCCTATGTAATTCTTTCTTGCTTTATGGTTTAAGAAATAGAAGTATCTGAATTGTCCACCAACCACTCTATATAGGGGAGTTCCTAAATGCTCTTCTAATGTTTTTCGTTTAGTATCTCCATACAATAGGTGTAGTTTAACTCCGTGATAACGATTACCATCTTTGTCATACCAAATTCCACCTCTATGATTGTATCCACTATACACCCAATTAGATGCCTGATATATTGTTCCTACTTTACCTTCTGCCCCATCTGCAAATGAAACCAACCATTGGATTTTAGGATTGTGTTTTTTTACCCACTTAATCATAAGAGAAAGGATGTGTGATTCTGAGTTCTTTCCTAACTCATCACCTACCCATAATCGGTTTAGTTCTAAGAATTCGTTAGTGTTTGTTCCCTTTACCCAATCTTTTGTTTTAGATGGATTAACACCTGTCCCTAACTGAATAACCCCACACAATCCATAATCTTTATGAAATACACCTAATGTATATTTTGTTCCTGCGTTTACAGTCCCACTATAGTGATTATTTTTTATTATAGTATTACCTATAGTTCTATTAATCTTGTCCAACCATATGTCATTCTTCATCATCAGTAACAAACTTC